TAATGAAATGAAAGATGCTGTGAAACTAAATCTGGAGAATTTACCCTATGGTAAAGATGTAAGAAGAAAAATTGAAAACGAATTTATGGAAGTCCTGAGGATGTTAGATTTTAACACCAAAGGCCACGACATATTCAGAAGATGGTATGTTGATGGAAGAATTTACTATCATAAGATTATTGATAGAAACTCTCCTGTAAAGGGTATAACCGAGTTAAGATATATTGACCCTCGTAAAATCAAAAAGATTAGAGAGTTAAGAAAGAGAAGACCAGACGGTGTTGCTATTCCAGTAGGCACTAGTATGGCCGATGAATTTGAAGAATACTTCATGTTCAACGAAAAAGGTGTTACAAACTCAACCACATCAGGTATTAAGATTGCTGTAGATGCAATCGCATTTTGTCCGTCAGGAATGATTGACCAAAATAAGAATATGATTTTGTCTTACTTACACAAGGCAATCAAACCTGTTAATCAGTTGAGAATGATTGAAGACGCTGCTGTAATTTACAGAATTGCTAGAGCGCCTGAAAGAAGAATATTCAAAATTGATGTAGGTAATTTACCTAAAGTCAAAGCTGAACAATATCTAAGAGATGTTATGGCCAAGTATAGAAATAAACTTGTCTATGATGCACAAACTGGTGAGATTAGAGATGACAGAAACTATATGTCAATGCTCGAAGATTTCTGGTTACCAAGTAGAGAGGGTGGTAGAGGTACAGATATTTCTACACTTCCTGGTGGTCAAAACTTAGGTGAGATTACAGACATTGAATACTTTAGAAGTAAACTATATCGTTCATTAAATGTACCAGCAAGTAGATTAGAAGCAAGTCAAGGATTTAATCTTGGCCGTTCTACTGAAATTACAAGAGATGAATTGAAGTTTACTAAATTCGTACAAAGATTAAGAAAGAAATTTACTGAGTTATTTAACGATGTTTTAAGAACTCAATTGGTCTTAAAGAAAGTTATTGCTGATGAAGATTGGCATACTGTAAGGGATACTTTACAATATAGTTTCTTACAAGACGGACATTTTGCTGAACTAAAAGAAAGTGAAATGTTACAAGAGAGATTAAGACTTGCTGACCAAATGAGAGATTATGTTGGTAAATATTATTCAGTAGAGTATATTAGAAAAAATGTTCTTAGACAATCTCAAAGAGATATCGAAGACATTGATAAACAAATAAGACAAGAAGTTGATGATGGCATTATTTCGGCACCAACCGATGATGTATCAGATACAATTTAGGAGTGAAATATGAGTGAACATACAAAAGCATTTATAGATAATTTAGCAAACGGCCAAAATGCAGATGCAGGTGAGGCGTTCAAAGATGCCCTTAGAGATAAGGTAGCTACTTCACTAGACCAAGCAAGACAAGATGTTGCAAGTAAAATTTTTAGTGCAGCTACGCCAGGTCAAGATGAAGCACAATCTTTTAGCGACCCTAAACCAGAATATGCAGGTACTAATGATAGAACAGATGCTATCTATGATACAGAGGGTCAACAAATTACTTTTGAGCCAAACGATGCACCTCAGCCAGAAGCTGAAGCGCCTCAGGCACCAGTAGAGGTTGCTGCTGATGAAACTCAGTGATTTAAAATCTCAAAACGAGGTTAACACTGATACATTTAATAGTTTATCGCCTCTACATAAAGATGTGGTAAACGACTTCTTTAAAAATTTAGATAAAGAAGACGGAACAATATTAACAAACTTTGAAACGGCAGTTGATAAGACTGCTGTACAACATAATGTAAATACAAGTGTGCTACACAACTATTTCGACAATGAAATTGAAGCACAACTAGGAGTATAAAGACATGGCATGGGTAGATATACCAGGTTCAAATAGTATTTGGCAGTATGAAAATTCTGCTACTGTATCTAACACATATCCGGATTCGGCTGACGGTGCAAACTCAGTTGTATCTGGTGGAATAAGAACTTATACTAAACCAGATGTTGGTGGTACAGTTGCTGTCTATATGCGAACTAGAAAAAAAGGTGAAACAACAGAACGAGGTGAGTTATCAAAAACTTACTTTGATAATCAATAGAGGTTTTAAATGGCAGATACAGTATCAGTACAAACTATTGCAGACACTACAGGCGTAAAGTATGTTTGCAAACTAACTAATATTTCAGACGGCACAGGCGAGTCCTTGGTCACAAAGGTTGATGCATCAGCACTAACTTTTATGACAGAGGATGGAAATAGAAAGATTAGTAAAGTCTGGTATTCTGTCAATACTACAAATAATAAATCAGCGGTTGAGTTGTTGTGGGGAGGCACCACTAATGCAACTGCTCTTTTATTATCAGGAAACGGTTATTGGGACTTTAGAGATGCTGGTGATGAAGTATTAAATAATGCTACGGCACCAACTGGAGATGTAATATTATCTACTAGAAACTTTGCAAATGGTGACAATTACACATTAATTGTAGAGTTTAGGTAAAAAGTATTATAAATATATTACAGAGAGTATCAAAAGAGAGAGAATAATGAAATTAATTTCAGAAGAAGTAGTAGATGCAGAATACATTGTTGAAGAAAACAATGGTAAAAAAGAATATAAAATTCGTGGTATCTTCTTACAATCTGATATCAAGAACAGAAATGGCCGTATCTATGAGAACGACATTTTAGCCAAAGAAGTTGGCAGATACGACAAAGAATTTATCCAAAAAGGTAGAGCATTCGGAGAGTTAGGACATCCTGACGGACCGACTGTTAATTTGGAAAGAGTTTCGCACATGATTAAAGCGCTTACGCCGGAAGGCAAGAACTTTATCGGTGAAGCGAAAATCATGGATACTCCATATGGTAAGATTGTAAAAAATCTTATTGACGAGGGTGCAACACTTGGTGTTTCTTCTCGTGGTATGGGTTCCTTGGTGCAAAAAGGTGGTGCTAACTATGTGGGTAAGGATTTTTACTTAGCTACAGCCGCCGATATCGTTGCAGACCCAAGCGCTCCAGATGCTTTTGTAGAAGGTATCATGGAGAGTAAAGAGTGGGTTTGGGATAACGGTGTATTGTTAGAGAAAGATATTGAAGCTTGGAAGAGTGAAATTCAGAAGGCCAAAAGTCATGCATTAGCAGAAGCCAAGGTCAAAGTATTTAAGAATTTTCTTGGAAAACTTTAATATTATAAATATCAATAGTAAAAGAAAAAAATTAATTTTTTTTAAGATTAAACTAAAGGGAGATATCTCAAATGTCCGAAACAGAAGTTAAAAACTTAGAGGCGTTAGAGGCTGAGGCTGTTGCAGAAGCAGCTGCGGATGCACCTAAGAAGAATGCTGTTGCGGCTGAGCCTTCTCATATCGCAAGCATGAATAATGCAGAAGATTTAGGTCCAGCTGTAGTTAAACCTACTGACAGCAATCCAGACGCAACTAAAAAGTCTACAAAAGTTTCTGACCAGATTAGCGCTACTGCTGATAAAGGTGGTTCACCTGACACAGCTGGAAAACCAGACACACAGGCTGGCGTAACGAAAGTTGCCCACCCAGGTCAAAGTGCTAAAACGGAAGAAACGGATTCTGATGAGAATATCGTAAACGAAGGTGAAATGCCTGACGGGTTAAAAAAATATTTAGCCAAGAAGGATGATAAGAAAGACGACAAAGAAGAAGGTTACGGTTCAATGAACGCTTCAAAACACAAGATGAAGAAAGAAGAAATTGATGTAACTGAACATGTTGACGCTCTTATCGCCGGAGAAGACGATTTATCAGAAGAATTTAAAACTAAGGCTGCTACAGTATTCGAAGCTGCTATCAAATCAAAGGTAACAGAAATCGAAGAATACTTAGAAGCTGATTATAATACTAAATTCGAAGAAGAAATTTCGAAATCTAAAGATGAGTTAGTTGAAAAAGTGGATTCATACTTGAACTATGTAGTTGAAGAATGGATGAAAGACAACGAACTTGCTTTGGAAAAAGGAATTAAAGGCGAAATCGCTGAAGATTTCATTTCAGGTTTGAAAAAACTGTTTGAAGACCACTACATTGATGTACCAGATGAAAAGTACAATGTGTTGGAAGACCAAGCAGGTAAAATCGAAGACCTTGAAAAGAAACTCAACGAGCAAATCGAAAAGAATGTCGTACTTAACAAATCAAACTTTGATTATGTCCAAAAGGCAATCGTAGCTGAAGCTGCGGAAGACTTAGCAGACACTTCAAAAGAGAAATTTTTTAAGTTGGCTGAAGAAATTGATGCTTCAAATACAGAAGAATTCAAAACTAAAATAGCGACTATTAAGGAAAGTTATTTTGGTAAGAAGACTACAGTAAGTGAAGAGCTTGATGATGTGGCGGCAGGTGAGAATTCAGTTTTAACTGAAGACTTATCAAATGCAATGGCTGCTTATACTGCTGCTATAAGTAAAACTAAAGACATGAAAATTGTCAATAATAAATAAATAGGAGAGAGAAACAATGTATCTTTCAGAAACACATGAAAAGAAATGGCAGCCTGTATTAGAGCATCCGGATTTACCAGAAATCAAGGACTCTTACAGACGAGCCGTTACATCTGTTATCTTGGAAAACCAAGAACAAGCCCTTAAAGAAGATAGAGCTTACATGACAGAAGCTGCTCCAACAAATGCGACTGGTTCTTCAGTAGCGAATTGGGATCCAATCCTAATTTCTCTAGTAAGAAGAGCTATGCCGAATTTGATTGCATACGATATCGCTGGCGTTCAGCCAATGACTGGTCCAACTGGACTTATCTTTGCAATGAGAAGCAGATATACTAACCAAACAGGCAATGAAGCAATGTTTGACGAAGCGGACACAGACTTCTCAGGAAGAAATGCGGCCGGTTCAGCAGTTGATGGTTATTCATCTTCAGCTCACTCAGCTTCACCTAACAACAATCCAGGTGCTCTAAATGATAGTCCATCTGCCGGTACATATACTACTGGTGGTGCTATGACTACAGCAGCTGCTGAAGCCCTAGGCGATGACAGCGGTAACGCTTTCGCTGAGATGGCATTCTCAATTGAGAAATCAACTGTGACTGCTAAATCAAGAGCTTTAAAAGCTGAGTACACTATGGAACTTGCACAAGACCTTAAAGCAATTCACGGTTTAGATGCTGAAACAGAACTTGCAAATATCTTATCTGCTGAAATCCTTGCGGAAATCAACAGAGAAGTTGTAAGAACTGTTTACATCAACGCTGAGAAAGGCGCAGCTGCAAATACTACTACTGCTGGTATCTTTGATTTAGATACTGATAGTAACGGTAGATGGTCAGTTGAAAGATTTAAAGGTCTTATGTTCCAACTGGAAAGAGATGCTAACAGAATTGCACAAAGAACAAGAAGAGGAAAAGGTAACATGATTATCTGTTCTTCAGATGTTGCTAGTGCGCTTCAAATGGCAGGTGTATTAGATTACACTCCAGCTCTTAACAATAATCTAAATGTTGATGACACAGGCAATACTTTTGCTGGTGTTCTTAACGGCAGATACAAAGTATATATTGACCCATATAGTGCAAACTCATCAGCTACACAATACTATGTTGTAGGTTACAAAGGTACTTCACCTTACGATGCAGGTATGTTCTATTGTCCATATGTTCCACTACAAATGGTGAGAGCAGTTGGTCAAGATACTTTCCAACCGAAAATTGGCTTCAAGACTAGATATGGTCTTATCGCTAACCCATTTGCTGAAACAGGTGCCGCTTCAGGTGCAGTATCAGCAGTTGACGGACCTGGTTCTGCTAACGCAAACAGATACTACCAAAGAGTTAAAGTTACTAACCTTATGTAATATCAGTAAGCGTTGTTTAATCAACACTTCGAAAAAGGGCGGCCTTAAACAGTCGCCCTTTTTTTTGGCCTTCCTCCTACTTGTATAAATAGTAGTATGACAACAACATCTAGTTACAACAGACAACCAACTAAACTGGACTATGCAAGTCCTACTCAGTTTAAGTTTCAGATGAGTAAACTACCAAAGGTAGAATACTTCTGTACTCAAGCACAGGTTCCAGGTGTTTCAATGCAATTCTCAGACCAGAAAACACCTTTGGCTGACATACCATTACCTGGAGAAAAGATAGATTTCGAAGCACTATCAATTACTTTTATTGTAGATGAGAACTTAGAAAACTATAAAGAGATACATGGTTGGATAATGGGTATTGGTTTTCCTAAAGATTATGCACAAACTAGAGATTTACTAGGAGCAGGAGCAGACAGATTTCCTACTACAACAGGTGCAAATCTACAAACGGATCCTGGTAAAGTAAAATACGGACCAACTGCTATTGGTGGTATCTATTCAGATGCTACACTGTTAATATTGTCAAGTAAAAATAGACCTGTTACTGAGGTAAGATTTTCAGAAGTCTTTCCTACGGCGTTATCAGGTTTACAATATAGTCAAACAGCCACAGATGTAGAGTACCTAACGGCAACTGTAACCTTACAGTATAGACTATATGAATTTGCGAATGTGAACGCATCATCTACTACAGTTACAAGCTCTTAAAAGCTTTACATTTTAGTTGAATTGTGTTATTATGGAGTATTAAATTGGAGATATTATGGACCTTGAACAACTACAAAATCAAGCAGAAAAAGACCTTGTAATCAACGACACAGAACTTGATTTAGAGGCACTAAAAACACCTCAAATATACAATAAGTATATGAAACACCTCACTAAGTTTAAACTTATGCACAGTAGAGCAGAAGGAGATTTTGCTGTTACTAAAAGAAACTTATGGGAATATTACACAGGCAAAGCAGACGCCATAGTGTATCAACAGAAACCTTTTGACTTAAAAATACTTAAACAAGATGTTGATAAGTATATTGAAAGTGACGAAGCTTATATACAAGCAAAACAAAAAATGGATTATCTTTCTACAGTAATAGATTTTTTAGATAGAACAATTAAGCAAATTGGTGGCAGAGATTGGACTATTAGAAATGCTATTGAATGGAGAAAGTTTACAAGCGGAGCAATCTAGTGGTAAACAAGTATATAAAAGAACAATTATTTCCTACAGAGGTTTATATTTGTGATGATGTATTAGAAGAAGAGTATATTGATAGTATGAAAGAAGACATACTAAAAACTTCTACAGATAAAGAAAACTGGCAGTCAGACCCTAAGTTACATCTACAACCAAAATATAAAGAACTTTCTAATCAGGTACTAAATGCATCTAAGTTAGTATTTAAAGACAAAAGTTACATCTATGATACATTTGAAATCACAGATATGTGGTCAAATATTTTAAAGCCTGGTGAAAATCATAAACCACACACTCACTCTAATAATATTCTAAGTGGTGTATTCTATGTACACTCAGACAAGGCAGCCGGCATACAATTCTATGACCCTAGACCGGCGGCTGGTGTTATAAATCCACAAGTTAAAGGGTTTACAAAATCAAATGCTACAGCGTGGGAACTATCATCAACAACAAACAGAATGATATTATTTCCATCTTGGTTACAACATTTAGTACC